CAGATTTTGATTTCATTTGACTACTTTGATCATTCTCAAGGTGACTTCTGTGTCGTAGATTCTTATCTACACGAAGCAGGTGTACCAGCAGATGAAATTCCACAATTTAACTCATCTGTATATGGAGTAACAAACCTTCGAGATGTTATTGATTTCAGACCAAAGGTAGACAGTGAAGCGACTGTTACGGGATTCCAAGATCAGTCTATCTTTGCAAACTCTATTTTCAACAACTTTACTGGAGATAGTGGTGTCGTATCAAGTTGCCCTGCATCTGATAGTAATCTTCCATGGACAATCTCATTCTATCAGAATCAATATCTAGATAGAATTGATGGTTTGTTCTTGAATAAGAAAGGTGAGTTTATCATCAAGGAAGGAAATTCATCTCTCAATCCATCCAAACCAGAGATGGTTGATGATGCAATTGTTCTAGCATACATTTACATTCCTGCTTACACAAGCAAGAGCACAGATGTAAGAATTGTTCCTGTTGATAATCGTCGATTCACTATGCGTGATATCGGCAAACTAGAAAAGCGTGTTGAAAGACTTGAGTATTACACTCTCCTTAGTGTTTTAGAGCAGCAAGCTCTCAATATGCAAATCAAAGACCAATCTGGATTTGAAAGACTTAAGAGTGGTTTTGTAGTCGATAACTTTGAGACACATAAAGTAGGAAATCTAGCATCAGAAGATTATAAGTGTTCTATTGATACAAAGCAGTCTGTACTCAGACCTCAAGCGAGAGAAGACTCTTTAGAGTTGCAGGAAGTTAATACTACAAATGATCAACGTGTTGTATCTGGATATCAAAGAAGTGGTGATGTTATTACTTTACCATATACAAATCTAACTCTAATTGAGAATCCATTCGCAACAAAGACTATCAAACCAAATCCATTTGTTGTGGTTCAGTATGTTGGAGATGCGTCTTTGGATGCACCTGTTGACTCATGGTATGAGAATACCGATGCTCCTTTGATCACTGATAACAATGCTCAAACATATACTATTTTCTTAGCGAAAGATAACGTAAGAGAAGCATATTCAAGTTTATATAACTCTTACAGAGTAAACTGGGTTGGATCTGATGACTCATTCTTTAATATTGGATCTCTATCAGATATTAATAGTGATCAGGTATCTTCTACAGTAAAAATTGCTTCAGTAGGAAGTTCTTCAAATATCAGTCCACAAAACCACGAGACTGGTCAAGGTCTAAAGACCAAGCTTGTTGGAGATTCTGCTGTTGCAACATCTCTACAACAGTTCTGTAGATCAAAAGTTCTCAAGTTCACCATCAGAAGAATGAAGGCGAACACTAAAATTTATCCCTTCATTGAGGGAAGAGACATTAGTCGATGGACATGCCCCGATCTCAGATTTAGTGGTATGTCTGGTAATTCTCTAGGAACGTTTGGTGGAGAACTTGTTACCGATAGTGCTGGTAATGCAAGTGGTATCATTATATTCCCTAATGGATTACCACCTGTAGAAGGAAGCACATGGAACAACTATCTCTTTAACGTTCAATATGATACCAACGGAGAAGAACTACAATTCACTGTTGGTGAAAAGACTATCAGATTCACGTCAAGTGCAACTGATGAATTAAAAGAGAATGTAACCACATTTACAGAAGTCAAGTATTATCCTACTGGTGTTACACCAAGGAATCCTGCATCTATCATTTCAACTCTACCAGCAGAGTTCAAATCAAATGAAGGTAAGCAGATTGTAGATACAGATACGCAGACCAAGAAGAATCCAAGTCCCCTTACTCAAACATTCAAAGTTGAGAATATGGATGGTGGATGTTTTGTAACTGGAATCAATCTCTTCTTTAATAAGAAAGATTCTAAGGTTCCTGTTAGAACTTATCTGACTTCTACTGAAAGTGGTAAACCAGGCAAGTTTATTGTTCCTGGAACTGTTAAAACAGTTGACTCGGAAACTAAACTTAAAGTATTCATCTCCCAAGACGGTAGTGTTGAGATTGGAGAAATTGTAACTGGAAATACTTCAGGTGCGTCTGGTCCTGTGTATAAGATCTTTGATAGAACTAATACTGAAGTTCTACCTGGAACTGGTAACAAGATTCCTCTATCAGCAGATCAAGTATATACATTGATTTTGTCTAATAACAATGGATCTTCATTCCAGCAAGCAGAGACACTAGAAGTTCCATCTTTGACCTTAGCAAATAACACTAACAATACCAGTATCACTCTTACTATTGCAAGAGATTCTGGTAAACTTACTGATCTAAAAGTTATTTCTAAAGGATCAAACTATGATACCGCATCGATGACTATTGAGAGTCCTCAGTTGCCTGGTGGAACTACTGCTACTGGATCTCTAGGAGTTTCTGGTGGTAATCTATACAACTCAGAAGTTTCTATTGCAGGATCTGGATATACCAGCGCACCATCTATTGTTATCAATGGAACTGGTTCTGGAAATGCTGGCGGTGAAGTTCAATCTTTCATCACTATCGATACTCCAGCAGTAAGAATGGGTGTAGCAACAAATGACGAGGGTGAATCACCAATCTCTACTCAGTTCATGTTTGATTATCCTGTATATCTACAGAATGATACCGAATATGCATTTGTTGTAGAAACAGATTCTCCAACATATGAAGTTTGGGCATCTGAAGTTGGTGCTGCATCTGGATCTGGTACTGTTACACCTATTTCTGGTCTTGGATCTGTATTCAGATCTCAGAACGTTGATAGTTGGACAGAAGATCTCAGAGAAGATATCAAGTTCCAAATGCTTCGTGCTGAATTTGATATTTCAAGAACAGCATCTCTACTCTTGTCTAACACTCCAATTGGTTATGAAACCATGGATACCGATCCAATTAGAACAAGTAGTGAATCTAATAGCAGTGCGACTCTAAAGAGATTTAGAGGTAACAATAACTACGTCCAAGTCACACATAGAGATCATGGACTTGAGGATGCATCAAAGTCATATGCATTCTTCAAAGCACTAACACAAAGTGGTGGAGTTTCTGCATCTACATTGAACACGACATTGTTCCAAGTAGAAAATGCTGGCGTTGATACTTTTAATATTGCATCTCCAACCAAAGCAAGTTCTAGTGATATCGCTGGTGGGTCTGCTGGTTTAATTTCTACTAACAGAAAATTTGAAAAACTATTCGCTCAAATTGGATACCTCTCATTCCCAGAGACTACTTTAAACAGTTCAGTTAAGACTACTAATGTAGTTCCTGTAGATAATGGTGCTGTTAATTATGTTTCTTATTCTCAATCTGATTATGAGAAGACATTTATTGGTCAAGAGCATTTCTTCATTAATCAGAAGGTTGTTGCTTCGAGAGTAAATGAACTGTATAACGACATCTCAAATTCCCTTGTTTATAAAGTAGACCTTGGATCCACAACTTCTAATCTGTCTCCGCTGATTGACTTGAGAACCAGTTCTGTTAAGACTATTTCAAACAGAATTGAAAATGCTACTGGTAAAGAATCTAGATTCGGTAGAAGAAATCAAATTCTTGAGTTCTACAAAATCTTTACGTTTACCGTTGCAGGCAACTCTGGTAATGCTATTGATGTTGGACAGACAGTTGATTCAACAACCAACACTACAACATCTGAAGTAGCTGGTCTTCAGGGAGGAAGTGGAAAAGTCCTTGCGTTTGATTCAAGCACAAACAGTGTTACAGTTCAATTGAGAAGTGCTGGTCAATTCAAAGCGACTGAATCTCTCACGTTCTCATCACAAACTGCTTTGACGGGAGTTACTATTTCTAACTCAGGACCACAAGAGCTAGTCCCATCATTTACATTGAACACTGTTCTAAACGGTTATAACGTAAATGAAAATGCTTCTACTGCAGATGACGAACTATACTTAGACAAGATCAGTGGTAAGATTATTGATTGGGATGTTAACAACCAACAATTGGTAGTCTTCAATGATAAGAATCCTATCAATGATAACTATAATGCTGCTGTGACTGGAGGATCTGTATATACAAGAAATTCAGATCCATCTGCTCAGCAATCAGATATCTTACGTGTTGGAGATTATGTGCAGTATACAGGTCAAATTGCAAATACTGAAGATTGGTGGGAAGTTCGTAAAGTTACTTTCCAAGAGGGTATTTCTTTTGTACCTGAAGATAGATCTTCAAATACCTCTGGTATTGCTAAGTATCTAACTAAGGAAATTAGTTTGGATAACCCAGGAACTAGCATTGATGTTAAGTTGACTGCTAACGTCAGAGACATCAAGAATCTCAAGATTCTGTACAAGATTAGAGAATCTTCCAGTGAAGTTAACTTTGAAAATATTGAGTGGAAATACTTTAATGTGAATGGATCTCCAGATATCACTCTGGAGGCTTCAGCAGAAAATGAAATCTCAGGTCTCTTTGAAAAACAAGAATCTTATCAAGAGATTCCATTTAGTATTTCTGATCTACCAGAATTCAGTTCTTTCGCAGTCAAAGTTGTTATGCAGTCTGATAACCCAGCATATGTTCCAAAAGTTCAAGATCTAAGAGCAGTTGCTTCATTCTGATGAATTATATACAAGTAGATGGTGAGGACGGACTCTTTAGAGATCCGTCCACTGGTGCTATTATCAATCGCGATAAGAAAGCATTTGATCAGGTCCGTGCTTCTAGAATGAAATCTATATTAGCGGATGCTGAAATTCAGGAACTTAGAGACGAGGTATCAGAACTAAAGCATCTTGTACATGCTATAATAAATAGGTCAGATCATGCATGACTTATGGAAACTACAAAATTAAAATCAGAATTTGAACAGCAAATCAAAGATGCTAATGAGCGTATTGCAAAATCCGAGGCTGAACTTGTACGCCTGAAAGAATACCGTACTAAACTACAAGGTGGTCTTGAAACTATTGCTCTGTTAGAGGAAGGTGTGTCTGAAGAAGAAGCGCCGAGTCAACCAGAAGTTTCTTCCGTTTCTCCCGAAATTTCTCCAGAATCAGTAGCATTTCAATAATAACTTCGCCCTTCACTAAATAGTGAGGGGTTTTATTTTAGTCTGATGGCGGCAATTCCAATTAATTTAATTTGTGAGAAAGGAACGGATTTCACAGCAACATTCAATATTCAGAATGAAGCTAACACAACTCCGCTAAATCTCACTGGATATACTGCTGTCGCTAAGTTGAAAAAGAGTTACTACTCTTCAACCTCTACCGATTTTGCTGTTGGTTTTCCAGATAGGTATAACGGTCAACTTTCAATTACGTTATCTAATACTGTTACTATAGGATTAGATCCTAGAAGATATGTTTATGATATTTTGTTGACTGCTCCATCTGGATCAAAATCTAGAGTTATTGAAGGTATTATCGAA